CCAGACTTCGTAGAACGGAAGTTCTTCTTGTTTCTAGCAGGCATTTTACTTCTTCTTCTTTTTTGTGCCACGTCTTTTCCTTTTTACTATAGTTTTTACATTTGTGGGTTTACCACCCGGGTTACCTGCTCTACGTTTACGTGCTACCGCACTACGTCTTTGAGCAGCTGTCATACTACGGGCCTTAGACCGTGGTACGCATTTCGGGTATGCACGTTTGCTTTTCTTAGCCGATTTACGACCGCAAGCTTGATACCTACCTTTTTTCTTAGGTGCACCAATGTCCACCCAATCACCTTTTTTACCTTTACCAAACCAAGCTGTCAAGCCTCCTTTGGGTTTAGTGTTAGCCATTACCTGTAACCGCCACCACGTTTCTTATACGTACGAACTAACCAACCGTTAGCATACGCAGAAGGGTAAACTTTAAATTTACGTTTAGCTTCAGCTTTTACTCTAGCATACAAAGCTTTATTAGTAGGAGTAGCTCCTTTTTTCTTTTTAGTTTTCTTTCTTTTTGTTGCCATTATGTACCTACCTGTTTTTGCGCCTTCTTGTGCGCTTGTCTAAATGTATCACCCATAAGCATTCTACGTTTCATATATTTCATATGTTTTGCCGTATGGTGCTTAGAATGACGCTTCATAGCTCCTTCTTGACGTTTAGTCAGCTTTTGTTTTTTGACTCTCATAGAAGTCTTTTTTCTAGTTCTGGGCATCTTTCAACATCTGAGCTAGTTTGTTTATGTCCATTTTAGGCGCAGGAGTTGGGTCATTAGCACTGTTTGCAGTTCCCTGAGGCACTAATCTGCGCTCATTTACTGGTGTTGTGCCTACCATACCTGGACCCATTTCTTTCATTTTTCTAGTAGCCATAGCTTATTTTACCTCATTATCGTCTTCCTTCAAAAAAGACCTTAGTTTTTGTGCCTTCTCCTCAGCTGTATCAGCATGTAGCTCAGAGTCTACAATCTTTTCTAGCTTTAATGCATCAATCTTTTGGTTTGATATGTACCGCCACGTGTAACCGTCATCGTTGTACACACCAAATACTGTCTGGGCGAACCCTACTTTTATAATAAGTGCGGTATCACCATCTAAAATTACTTTATCACCTTCTTTGAATGACGATGTCAAACGGAAAGTAGCGCCTTTTACAAAGCCTACCGCCCAATCTTTTACAGCTAAACCAACCAATAGGGTTAGTACAAACCCTAAAAATTCAACATAAAAGTCATTTAACGTAAGTTCAAACATAGTCATATCATACATATTCTAATGTAGTATTCTCCATAAGAAATTCAAATAATACTCTAAAATCCTCTTTTTTAAGAAACGGCACGTTGTTTCTCATGTGCAGTTTTCGATACTCAGTATACGCTATTTCCAATTGTTCTTCTGTGTATAAAATCATTCTGGTTCCTCTGGCCATTCTACTTTAGAAGCTTCATCAGTATCTGTGTAATTACTAGGTAAATCTCTTAGAGCCTGTCGGTAAGTAGCCCATTCTGCTTTTTTTGCATCAGATAAGGGGCTGTCATTAGCTTGAGTCCAATCACAATTACTTAGTAAAATCTTCCTTCTAATCCTAATTGCAAGTAAAGCGTACTCAATTGGTTCTGGTATAGGTTCCCAATCAGTGCCGTTCCATTTATGTTGTAATGAGGGTGCAGCTTCTTCTTTATATGCATGAGTTTCTGTAGGAATATTCTCTAGTATTGCAGCTTTGTCTATTTCACTTACCCATTCTTTAATACCAGTAACTGAACCAGTTTCTTTTTCATATACTGTAATTATGCCTCCCATACCTAAATATGTTGTTTAAATACAGATATTAAAGTTGTGTCAAATTGGTGTTGACCTTGAGAATTTGGGCCAGCAAGACTTACTCCTCCCCAAACATTAAGGTGATAAGTTCCTGCGGTTAAATAAAAACTGTTAAAAGACATTCTCATTTGTGCCCCCGAAGAACCCATATTATGGAAATCTACCCAAGACGATCCTTTATCAAACTGAGTTGAAGTAGTTGTTCCTGTGGCTCCAGAACCATTTGTTTCACTCGCAACATAAGTAGATTGAGTTGTACCTGTAGTACCAAAAGATGCAGTTATAAATAGCCTTTCATCTCCAGTGTATGAACCAAAAAAAGTAGTTTGTATTTGACCAGCATAAACTCCTTGAGTGTTACTAATAACTGTAAAGGATACACTCCCAAGTCTTTTTAAATGGATATTGTAATAACTACCGTTATATAGTTTGTTGTAAGCAAAATAAGGCGTGCTTGCTCCAAAAGTATTACCAAATCTCATGTTGTCTTCCACTACACATCTGTATCCATAACAGACATGGCTACCTCCTACATTATTAAGAATAGTGCCATCTCTATCTATATCTGAAACTATAGCTGTACTTTGGGTCTCTACTTTTATTGTAGAAAAAGAATGGGCAGTTCCTTTTAATACTCCGTTTACTGAGTTTGCTGTTATTCTGTCTGCATTTAAAAAACCCGCATTAATTTTAGCAGCACTTAAATCATTTACTTTTGCATTAGTTATAGCGGCATCATCTATTTGAGCCGTACCTATCGCTGCATCGGCAATAACACCAGAAGCTGCAGTTATGGCATCAGCAACAAAAAAGTCAGTAACATTTGAACTAGAAACCTTAGAAGTGGTTACATTTATACCATTGGTAAACTGCCCTTCTATATTAGAAGTAGATACATGTCTGACCCAATAATAAAAATCTGAGTTTAAATCTACAGTATCTGCGTATACTGAAGTTCGAGTAGTATCAATACGAGTAGCACTACCTATGTCATTACTTGTATGACGCCACACTTCAGTAAAAGCAAAGTTACCAAACTGTATTGGATCCCAAGAAAGAATGATTTTTTGAAATGCGCCTGTGCCGGAAAACCCAGTAACATCTGGTGGTATCGTGACATCAACTCTTTGTGTAGGTATAAAAGTATTATCTGGTGTGCCCGCATTTGGGTTAAAAGGGTTCTCTAAAAAATTTTCAGCTAACCCAGTATCGATAAGTTCTCGTACTGTTACTGCTCTATCTTTTGGGTCGCCAAGCGTACCTAAACGTACTTTTAAAGCTTCATCAACAGCGTTTAAATAAGTTTTTAACTTCGGATCAACATCAGAAGGTATGGGCGGTATTGAAGGTAATTTAGTTCCACTACTAGCCATTAGATAGCCCTCAGTTCATCTATAGACTCTCCAATACAGACTTCATTTATAGTATGCGCACCTGATACTTCTACTTCATACACTTTATGTACACCAGTAGGTAGTCTTAAAATTGGTTCCATAATTGTTGTTGCACTAAAAGAGGTAGGTGCAGAACCTGTTGCACTAAACACGGATCCAGAGGCTGTAATTGTAGCATCAAATATTTCTGTGCCATCCCCGAATACTTTTAGCGTAATACCAGAGCCAGAATATGCTTCGGCTTCTACTTTTACAAAGTTCATACTAGTAGGTTTAGGTAGAACAAATTGGGATGTTTTAAAGGTTTGTGTAGTGTTTGTAGCACTACCCTGAAAAAGTTCTACCTGAGCATTACCACCACCAGAATCATAGTCAATAAGGTACAACTCATTATCATCAGGATCAGTAAAACCACCTTGTGCATGACCTGTAGCTATCGAACTAAGTGTTGTAAAAGCGTTCTTACCACCACGTGGGTCAAACATAAAACCTTCATATGCAGAACCAGTATAATATTGCCCTATATACTTGCCTTGCCATAAAAAACCCTTGATCGTAGAAGGATAGAACTGTGCTTGCCATTGTTTAGGTGTAATTAAACCTTCAGTAAGTACACTTATTTCACTACCAGAAACTCCTATTAAACCGTCCGGTGAGGCATAAATAGCCAAGCCTCCCATATTAACAAGTGACTCTTTATTTAAACATGCCTGTGCTGCTTCCATACGCACCACACTCATAGATTGTGAGTCTGTACCTCCGGCTATATAAGGTGTACCTTTAGTAGCAATAAACAAAGCTTGACCCGCCATAGCTATACTCACAATCTCTTCTTCAAGTGTTATGCGATACGCTACTGGCCAAGCATGCGGTAAAAAAGGTTCTGAAAAACAAATTCTTTTACCACTAAACCCGGCAAAAATACCATTAGCCATAGCAGTTAAACCTAACATCTGTCCGTTAGGATAAGTGCTAGTGTCATCGTCTGGTGGTGCAATCCAATAAGTAGAGGGTATTACTTCAGCCAGAGCATCATTGTTTAAATTATCAGTTGTGCTTGCTGTAGCTAAAGATACCTCTTTCACAAACTGAAAATTAGTAGTGTTAGAACCGGTATTAGAACGGTAGATACGTTTATTAGCTAAATTAGTATTGCTTTTAGAAGTAGCAGTGTCCATACCAGAGATAGTTACAGTTTGCCCGTCTACTTTTGATAATACCGTAGACGCTGGCGATGGTGGACCTTCTTCACCAAATGCAGATACAAAAGTGTATACATAGGATGTACTGTACTGTGTTTGTGTACCATCGTCTGTACCAGAAGTTATACTTGTACTTGCAGCACTAGTTGGTGCAGGTATACCCAATCTAAAAAAACTTCTTGGGTATGCACCAGATCCAGAAGCAAGTAGTTGTGTAGAACTACCCATTTGTGGAAATCCAGCACCAGTCCAATATAAACGATCAAAAGCATCATCTGCTACAGGGCCCGGTTGTACATCTACAGCGTTGGTAAATTCTAAGTTATAAACTTGCCCACCAAAGTCATACCTATACAAACCAGCTCTGGTTTGTGCATTTAATGTAGCTACTGTGCTATTGCTAGTGATTGGTGTCAATACACCACGATCTAAGTCTGTGTTATTTGCAGTTTGACCTAAGCCTTCACCTAGTAATCTAGGAGAGACTTGTGGTGCAATACCATTAAAATTTTTTAACTTAAAGTAAGCCATATACTAGTCGTCTCCTCTAGCTACTTTCTTTTGTTTCTCAAAAGTTCTAAGTCCTGCCATACCAAGCATCGCCATGAGTATGGTAGACAATTGAGTAAAATCAAACTCCGGCATATCTACTTTTACACCAGCTAGCGCAGCAATCCACTCACCAACAGGTAGTATTATAAAATGTACCATCATTGCGACTGAGCAACCCCAACCTACAGACGGACGCCAACCGGCAACAAACCAATTCTTACTGGCTGCTTCGATTTTATTTACTTCAATCTGTGAAAGATTAGCTGTTTGTAGTTGTGTCTTGAGCTCATGCTCAAGCTTCATCTTTAGGTTTTTATCAGCAACGAACTTGTTTAGAACGCTGCCAGCAATACCTACTACTGAGTTTGTTATTGGATCCGCCATAAATACCTCCTATGTGCGTAAAAAATATACTAATAATCCTATTCCTGCGGCTACAACGATCCACATAAATCTCTCTATGAATCGTCCTGTATTAGAATTGACATTGGATTGTGACTCTACATCGTCTAGACGTTGTTCTATCTTATCCATTCTAATAAAGAACCTATCGTTTTGCCTTAATACGGTAGCTACTCGTTCTTCAATACGAGCAATAGACACGACTGCATCTGCTAGTCGGTCTAATTTTTCTTCTATTTTTTCTAGTCTTTGTTCGTGTTTCTCACTCATAACTCCAAACCCAAGGTCTTGGTCTGGTGTTAGTAGCTTCTAAAGTATCTAAATGTATGAATCTAGAGTCGCCATGTTGTTTCACACCAAGCCCGGTTATACCATGTTTTAACGCTACTTCTATACACTTTAAGGCGTCCGCGCCTCGTAT